ATCGGAATGGTTCTAGGACTACAGGCAGGGGTTTAGGAGGAAGCACCTCGGCGAAAAGTCCTGCAAACGCCCATCTTGTGCCACCGGATTTGACATGGTGCGCAGATGTTGTGCTAGTGTGCTCCGCCATCAACGAAGCGAAGCCAGCGAAGATGAGTTCTCGCATGGCAGAAGGAGGTGGTGGGCATGCCCGCCAAACAGCAGGAAGAAGTGCCCGTGACCGAGGACGCGCAGGAGGCGGAGACGAAAGTCATCACCGACGCGCAGAAGGCGGAGGCGCAAGCCGCCTACGAAGCCTGGGTCAAGCAGAACTCCAGTGGCGCTGTGTTGGTTCAGATCGCCACGCGGGGAATCCTTCGCGAGTCGGGTCTGGTCGTATACACGACCGATCCCGTCGGCGAGACGGTGGACAACGCGCTGATCAAAGCGAAGGTCTGGGCCGAGGCGTCTGGTGCCATCGTCAAGACGCAGGATGACCTGGACACCCTCCCGGTCAACCGCTATGCGCTGGCAAGCACTCTGCTGGACCGCAGCCCGGTGTACCACTCGGAGGAGTGGTACGACCAGGACGTGATCTGGCGCAAGGGCTGGGAGAAGGCAGAGAAGGACATCTGGAAGCTGATCGAGCACAAATACGGAACGGCACTCCAGCGGATGACGCGAGAGAACCTGCCCGGACATGTGTTTGTGAAGGCCGACGACAGCGTCTACATCGTCGCTCCTGAGGGGGCGAGGTTCGTTGCCGACAAGGTCTACAAGCCAGAGGACGACAAGCTGGAACTCCTGGCAGTAACAGTCGGAACGCAACGCGCCCTGTTTGAAGGGCAGATGCCTGCCCTCAAGGGTCAGGGCACGTCGCTGAAGACACTGGCTAACCGTGTGGCCCGCAAGGCCAACGGAGCCTACGACGCCAAGGCGTCGCTGAACAACGGCGACACCGGAGGCGACGAGCAGGAGTAACCGGATAGGGAAAGCTGGGCGCGGCGTCACATGCCAGCGAAGATGAGTTCTCGCTTGGTACGGAATGTCCCCGCCCGGCTTACCTGTCCCAACCTAGACCGAGGAACCTCAATGAACCAACAAGAAGAAGTGATCGACAGCCTGTCAGCACCGCTGCGCAGGCTGTACCAGGCGATAGAACAACACGGACCGCTGGGTGCCCCCGAGCTACGAGTCGATCTGCCACTGAATGGTGACGGGGACTGGAAGGGGCGTCCGGACGGGATGACCAAAGAGATCCGCACGCTTCAAGCCAAGGGCCTGGTCCGTCAGAAGGGCACCCGCAAGGGCCGTGGTCCCGCGACTCGTATCTACGAGGCCACACCCTCGGATGAGATCGTCAGGGAGGCGGACAAGTTCAAGCGCAAGCAGTCGCCAACCCGCAAACGCGACATGAGCGGCACCACTGCCCGCATCGCTGATTACCGGCGAATGGAAAAAGAGGCGGGTCTGACCGCTCGCGCACACTGGATCGAGAAGCGCCGGCGGGTGCTGGAACTCGGCAAGGTGTTCCGTGACCTGGAGCCAATGGTCTACTGGTCAGAGAAGGCGGTGCCACCCGACGAACTGGAGCAGGTGTACGACGAGCTAGTCCGCGTTGTGGCGCACGGCATCCGGTTGGAGGCGATAGTCGATTCGATGCGCGGCGACAAGCAGTTACGCGAGAAGATCAAGGCGCTGCGAGCCAAAGCGGACAGCACCGAGTTCCCAGGCGAGGGCGACGTGTTCCGTGCCAAGGCGCTCGAACTGGAAGCCAAGCTGCGATGACGCCTCGCAGTAGGCTGCCCTCGTGTTCTACTACTACGGCGCGAAACGGATGTTTGCGCGGCAGTGGGGTAGACCAACGCGACCGCTGATCATCGAACCGTTCGCGGGCTCGGCGGCGTACTCGATGTACTGGCTGGGGGCGGTGGAGCAGGTGCGGCTGGTCGAGAAAGACGAGCGCGTCGTGGAGCTATGGCAGCGGCTGCTCGCGATGGAGCCCGCCGACGTGCTCAACCTGAAACCACCCCCGGCTGGTGAGTACACCAGCGACTTCCTATGGATGACCGCCGCGACCTCCAACGCCATCGCGAACCTCAACACGCTGAAGATGCCCGAGCGCGTGCCGCAAGTCGCCGAAATGATGCTCCGGCAGATCGCTGACCGCCTGCCCGAAGCCAAACGCAAGGTCACGATCATCCACGGCGACTACACCGAAGCCGGTGACGACGAAGCAACGTGGTTCATCGACCCGCCCTACCAGGTGTCGGCGAACGGCTCGGCCAAGACCAAGTTTCCGCAGGGGATGGGCTACTCCCGCCGCCGGGGCTGCTCCTCCGAACACCTCGACTTCGAGGCGCTCGCCGACTGGTGCCGCTCCCGGCGAGGGCAGGTGATGGTCTGCGAGCAGTGGGGTGCTGGGTGGCTGCCGTTCGTGTCGCTCGGCGGCATGGAAGTCGGCTGGCGCAACGGTGATACGGCAGGCACTCTGTTCGCCTGAGCGTCTGCCAGCCGTGGACGACTGCGAGGTGCGCCCCATCGACATCGCCACGGCACGCGGCCTGCTCGAACAGGGGCACTACCTCGGAACCGTCTGGACCGGCGGGCACAACTACGGGCTGTACGCGGCGGCGACCACGACCGGGCAACTGAGCTTCGCTCCCAGCCTGCTCGTCGGCGCTGCCGTGTTCGCCCCGCCCGTCCGTGAAAACGTCACCGCCTCGCTGTGGGACGGCGGCACCCGTGTGAACACCGCCGAGCTAACCCGCTTCTACACCATTGACGGTCTAGACCCGAACGCCGGGACGTGGTTCCTCAAACGCGCGGTTGCGCAGCTACCACCCGAGATCGAGATGCTCGTCGCCTACGCCGACCCGTACCGCTACACCGAGGTGAGCCACTACGGCGGGCTGTACCAGGCAGCGTCGTGGGTCTACACCGGCCGGACCAAAAGCGCCTACCACTACGTGGACGCCGACGGCAACCGTGTCGGCAAGAAACGGCCGTGGCGGATCGCGGTCGAACTGGGACTGCGCGACGGCGAGCGGCCCTACCAGGGCGAGGCGCGCGTCGCCCGCGAGCGAGGGTGGACGCGGATCGAGGGCGAGCCGAAGTACCGCTACGTCAAGCCGCTCACCCGCCGGGCCAAGCGGGCGCTGAAACTGAAGCCGCTGCCGTACCCGAAACCCGAGCCCAACAAAGCTGTCCAGGTCACCTCGTAAACTCACGACGTATGCGAATCCAATGCCCAGACCGCGAGCCGGACATCGAGTTCCGCGTGCTCGGCCACAGCGCCCCCGGCGGCAGCAAGGACACCGGGGTGATCTACCGCGCCGGGCCGAACGGAACGAAGATCCCAGTGACCGACGCCACCGGCAAGATCAAGACGTTCGTCCGCGACCAGTCCGGCGACGCGGGCAGGCACTGGCGCTCCGCTGTCGCCGCCGCCGGACACGCGGCGCTCGACGGCCGGGAACTGCTTGACGACGCGCTGTACGTCGAGATCACCGTGATCCGCAAACGCGGCCCAGGGCACTACGGCCAAGGCCGCAACCGAGGCCGTGTGCTGCCGTCCGCCCCCCGCTTCCCGGCGGTGATGCCCGACGTGACGAAACTCGTCCGCTCCACCGAGGACGCGCTGAACGGCGTCCTGTGGCGCGACGACAGCCGCAACGTCGCGATGCACGTCGAGAAGGTCTACGCCGAACCCGGCGAGCCCGAGGGTGCCGAGCTTCGCATCTGGGTGCTGCCTAACCGGCTCGGGGTGATTGCACAGACCCCCGCTGAACAGCTAGCGTTGTCCGCCTAGCCAACCCCGGCAGAGAGGATCACGTCGTGAGCACGACAGACCCAGAGGTTCCCACCACTCCCGAGGACCCCGAGCCGCCTGCGCCCGAGCCCGAGCCTGTCGAACCCGAGCCTGCCGCGCCGGACGAGTAGCAAGGCTTTTCCCATCGGATGGACCCGGTGGGGGTAGTTTCAACCGAGGAGACAACCGGCCCCGCGCCTCTGGTCACGGGGCCGGTTCCCTTTCGGAGCACGACCGGACCCTGGCCCCCTCAGGAAGACGTTCCCAGGAGGCCAGGCGGTCCGCTCGCCGGTAGCTGTCTCAGGGCTACCAGCCAGCAAGCAGGTCCACCTGCTTGCGCCCCTGCCGCGATTGATCTAACGCAAGCTGGTGGCTATCGCCCTCCGCTCGCCGCGAGTGGTATATCGCACTTTCGAGTTCGGCGGTCAGCACGTCACGCAACGCCTTCACGTCAAGCTCGTCAGCGGCAAGCTGCGCGAGCGTGACCGCGTGCAGCAGCGCATCAACGCGAGCGGCCGACCGAGCGGCCAGCCGCTCGAACGCCTTCTGTCTCTGCTTCTTCGCAGCCAGCGGTGGGCTCACAGTCCGAACTCCTCCTCAATCGCCTCGCCCTTCGAGGTGATCGTGTAAGCCGTGGTCCCGAAGGACACGTACACGTCGCCGCGACCCTGGTCTGTCAACAGCACGCCGGGGCTGCCGACCTGCGTTCGGGACAGCCTGGCTAGCGTCTTGACCTGCGCTTCGCTCAGTTGAATCTGACCGTTCATTCAGACCACCAACTCGAACCGCATCCAGATGCCGTTCTGGCCGAAGGCGGTCACGGTCGCGTCGTTGCTGCTGTGCCAGAACATCCGGCTCAGCACCCAGTAGCTGCGATGCGTCACGGGCGAGTAGATCCGCGCGTTCTGGTACAGCCGACCCTGATAGGCGTGGTCAACGACGTTCGCCGCGAACGCGCAGCTTGTGCTGGCGCTGACGGTGATCGGCGGATCGCCGCCCCGGCACACCCTGAGGCTGCTCGCCGACGCGACTGTGGGGATAGCCGCCGTCGCGGCGACTGCCAGTGCTGCCGCAACGGCAGCGAACTTGAACTTCCTCATGGTCTTACTCCTCGGTCGGTGCGAGATGATCCCCGCACCAACAGAGTAGCACACATCTTGCGTTATCGACCCATCCTCCTTCTGATGGCGTCAACGGTCGGGCAGATGTACCCGTTGTAGCGGTGAGTGCAGCCCTCGCCGAGCGCCTGGATCTCCACCCACGTCGTACGCCAGGTGATCCCACACTGGCACCCTCGGTTGCGAGCAAGCTCGTCGCGGATGATCCCCGCCAGCTTGGTGCGCTTCTCCTGCTCGCGTGCTACCTCCGCGCCCTTCTGCATCTTGTCGAGATCGCGCTGCCTCTTGCGTGCGGCACGCTCCTCCTCCTGCGGCGAAGTCGCCGTAATCACTGGGGTTTCCCTCCTCGGTCGGGATCGGGACTGTGCACCCATTATACCAAAGGTGACGCATGACGTGTGCTACCATCGGAGACACATCCCGACCAAGGAGGCATCACCGATGGCAACCAAGCCGAGGGCCAAGTTCTCTGACGAGGAAAAGGCCGCATACCTACAGGCGCAGCGCGAACAGGCGCAGCAGCAGTTCGAGAGCGCTGTCGCAGCGCTGCAATCCGAGGAAGGCTTTGCCGCGTGGCTCGACGCACGCGCGAGGTTCCACACCTACTCGTTCGCCAACACCCTGCTGATCTGGGCGCAGTGCCCAGAAGCGACCCGTGTCGCAGCCGCCAGCGTCTGGCGTGAGCTAGGACGCTGGCCCGCGAAAGGCTCGCACGCGCTGCGTGTGTACGCCCCGATCACCTGGTACATCCCGTGCGACGAGGGTGAGCAAGGCGCACGGTGGAACGAGAAGAAACGCCGCTGGGAGCGCAAGATCGCGAAGTTCAAGCTGGTGCCCGTGTTCGACGTTAGCCAGACCGACGGCGACGAACTCCCCGCGCCACCGCCCGCCGTTGAGCTTGAGGGCGACAGCCACGCTCACCTGGAGCCGAAGCTGCTGAAGCTCGCCGACGAGCTTGGCTACACCGTCACCACCGAGCAGACCGACCCTGGCGTCGGCGGCTACTGCGACTCGCAACTGAACCGAATCGTGATCGGCCTGGACCATACCCCCAACGCTCGCGTCCGCGTGCTCGTGCACGAGCTAGCCCACGCGCAAGGTGTGAGCTACAAGGACTACGGCCGGGAGGCTGCCGAAACCATCGTGGAAGCCGCGACCTTCATCGTTCTCGCCGGGCAGGGGTTCGATGTGACCACAGCATCCGTTCCCTACGTCGCCGGATGGTCCGGCCAGGACGGGATCGAGAAGCTCCAGCGTTTCGCCGAGGTCATTGACGAGGTCGCACGCAAGATCGAGCAGGCGCTGTGATGACCGCCAGCAGGCGCGGCGCGAAGCCACGAATCGTCGGGGAGCACTTCAAGGCGGACGGCTCCCCGAAGCGCCGGTACAAGACGCAACGGGCCGCTGAGCGCCACGCCCAGCAGTACCACCTGGACGACAAGCTGATCTACGCCTGCGAGTTCTGCGGCGGCTATCACTTCGCGACCCGAAGGACATGGTGAGCGCACAGCATGAGCCCCACGCATAAGCGCCCATCTTGCGCTATCCTGCTGGAGATGACCGCGACTAAGACCACGGCCAGGAACGGGCACATCCCACCGAGGCCGAAACAACCGAAACAGGTCCGGCAACTCGAAGTGCTCGGCACCGCTGAGGTCGCCGAGCTACTCGGCGTGGAGCGACCGCGAATCGGTCGTTGGATCAAGCGCGGCGTGATGCCGCCGACAGCCGCTGTGCTGTCCGCAACCCCGCTCTGGCACCGGAGGGACATCGAGAAGATGCGCGACTGGGTAGAAGCGAATCGACGTAGCCTCAAGCGTGACGACCCCGAGCCGGAGCCCGAGCCGGAGCCGGTCAAGCCGAAGCGCACACGCCGCAAGCCGGTGGCAGCCTGATGGCTACCAAGGCGGCAGCCAAGGCAGACGGCAAGGCGAACGGCCGGACGCAGCAGCCGACCGAGTACACGGTGCTGGAGCAGGTCGCGCTCAAGAACGACCAGGGCGACGCTGTGGTCGCGTGGGTCGAGGCAGGCACTGCGACCGCCACGATCCGCCACAACGCGGTCACCGAGATCGCGAAGGGCCGCGAGGGCGTGTGGCGTGCTGTGCCGACCCGCAACTGGGCCGAGGCGCTTCGCACTCGCGAGGAGATCACCAAGAAGCTGAAGGTCGAGCCCGTCGAGCCGTTCTAATGGCCGACGCTGAGCGGGAGCCGGTGACTGAGGCCGGTGGCGGAAGCCCGGGTGTATCCAAACCCGACCCTCCGGCTCCCGCTGAGCAGCAGACCGACGACGACGAGTTTGAGCGCCTCAAGAGCGAGGTCCCGGACTTCCACGGCTACGACGAGGAAGCGCTGGAGCAGTACCGCACCCTGTCGTTCTACTTCGCTCAGCGCGTCTCGGGGCTGGCGCTGCCGGTCGCTGCGGCGGTCACCTGCGACCACTGGGGTCACGACGCCCCACGCGGCCTGTGCCGACGCTGCGGGCTCGGGGTCGAACTCGGCAAAGAGGACGAGCAGAAGCAGCGCGACCGCATCAGCCAGCGCGAAGCCTGGCTCGCAGAGCGCCAGCGCTAGCCCTGCGGTCGCCCCCGGTAGCGCCCCAGGCCCATCATCTTCACCAACTCGTGGGCGTCCTGACGGCCAAGCTCCTTGAGCGCGTTGAGCTTGCGCCATAGCTCGTCCGCGTGGGTCGCCTCGCAGCACGGATCGCCCCGACGGTCGCACTCGGTCGCGAACGCTGTCAGCGCGTCCTGCATCACCTGCGCGTCGCCGTCGTTGATCAGCAGCACCATCGGAGTGTTCATCGTGTTCCTCTCGGTCGGTATCCCAGTAGTCGTGTGACGCACGCGGCTTCTGACATCCCTTCCGTGGGATCCGCCTGGTTTCTTACAACGGGCCAGCGATACGCTGTTTCCCGTGGCCGACGAGCCGGACGACAAGCGCTCGATAGAGGACATGACCGACGCCGAGCAGCGCAAGCACGGGCGCAAGCCGGGGCTCACGGAGCGCGAGCGCGAAGCACGCAACGCAGAACTGATCCGCGACAAGCTGCGCGGCCAGGGCTGGGCGTACCTGTCCTCCAAGTACGACCTCACCCAGCGCCAGTGCAAAGAGATCTACGGGCAGTGGCGTGACGCCAACCAGGCGACCTACCAGGGCCGCGATCCCATCGCCATCGTTCACGGGATGCTCGACCGGCTTGAAAGCTGGACCGAGCAGCTAGCCGAAGTTGCCGACACCACCGCCACCGAGGCAACCGAGATCGCCGCGATCAACGCCCAAATGAACGCGCTGACGCGCACCGCCGAACTGATGCAAGCGACCGGCATCCTCCCGCACGACCTCGGCACCCTGCGCCTCGAACTCGACGTGCAATCGCTCGCCGTCAAGCTCGTCACCGTCCTGACCGAGCAGGGAGCCACCCCGGAGATGAAACGTGCGATCCTCGACACGCTCCGAGCCGATGCGGTGCAGCACCCCACACTGTCCAACGGAGCGGGCTGAGGGCTCCCGCTTCTGCGCCGAGCACCGCGACCTGCTCGCGGGGATTGCCGCTGAGATCGACCGGGGGAACTACACGCTGATGAAGAAGACCCGCCGGCCCCGCGCCAAGCAGTGCGAAGCGGACGGTTGCAAGGAGTCGCCGCTGCCGCGTGAGAGCTACTGCGCGGTCCACCTGGAGGAGATCGAACGGTGCCTCTGAAGACCGACCCGAGAGGCAGCTTCGGGATGAGCGTCACCGACGCGGTGATCACCGCCCTGGAGGCCGACCTCGCCGCCCAGGAGCAGCGCCGAGCGAGTTTCCTGGACTGGGCGATGAAGGTGCCCGAAACGAAAGGCCCGCTCGACTTCGTCCGCTGGCCGTTCCAGCGCGAACTGTACGAGCAGGGATTCGATGACAAGGAGGTCGTGGTGATGAAAGCGACCCAGCTTGGGATGAGTGCGTGGCTCGTCCGCTGGGCGCTGTGCTGGGCCGACATGCACGCCGCCCGCGTGCTCTACATCTTCCCCCGCGAACGGCAGCTACTCGACTTCTCCGACGGCCGGATCAAGCCGCTTATCTTGGGTGAGTACCTCCGCACTCGCGTCCCGCCTGCGTCCGTGATGAACAAGACGCTCAAGAGCGTGGGGCTCGGGATCTGCTACTTCCGAGGCAGCGAGGCCGAGGCCGGGCTTGAGAGCATCGACGCCGACGCGCTGTGCCTCGATGAGCACGACCTGCTGGTCCAGGCGCACATCCCCATCGCTGAGCGCCGCGTCGGCGGCCAGGACTCCCTCGGGCTAATCCGCCGCGTCGGATTCCCAACGATCTCCGAGCACGGGATCCACAAGGAGTGGGGCAAGACCGACCAGCGCGAGTGGACCGTCCGCTGCGAGTTCTGCGGCACCTGGCAGAAGCTGACGTGGGCTGAGAACATCGACCTGGATCGCGGCGGCAGGGTGTGTTCTCAGTGCCGTCGCGGTCCACTGAACGTCGCCGCCGGAGAGTGGATCGCGACCTACCCCGACCGCGACACGCGCGGCTACCACGTCACGAAGCTGATGCTTCCGGAGCCGAGCGTCATCCCGACGCTGATCGCCGCCAGCCAGGAACAGGTCGCCTACCGCCGCCAGGTGTTCTTCAACCGCGACCTCGGGGAACCGTGGGAAGCCGAAGGGGCACGCCTGACCGCTGCGATGATCGCTGCCGCCCAACGCGACTACATCCAGCAGCAGACGTACGTCGGTACCAACCCCGTGATGATGGGTGTCGATGTCGCGAGCACCCGCGCGCTGAACGTGTGGATCTCCGAGCAGACCTCAGACACGCAGGGCCGGGCGCTGTTTGTCGGGCTGGTGGACAGCTTCGAGGACCTCGCGAAGCTGATGGACCGCTTCCGGGTGAACATGGCGGGTATCGACCACCTCCCCGAGGGGCGTCTCGCGGCAGCGTTCGCGAACCGCTTCGCCGGTCGCGTGTTCATCATCAACTACGCCACGGAGGCACAGAAGGACGTGCTGACCGTCAACGACACGCAACGCCGCGCCAGCGTCCGCCGCACCGAAGCGATAGACGCCGCCCAGGAACGCATCCGCTCCCAGCGCGAGTACCTCCCCAAAGACCTCCCGGAGGCGTTCGTCGTCCAGATGTGCTCCAACGTCCGGTCCGTGGAGCAGGATGACGTGGGCCGCGTCAAGGTGCTCTACCGCGCCGACGGTCCCGACGACTACATGCAGAGCCTTACCTACGCGCTGGTCGCGAACGAGTGCTACTGGATCCGCCAGCAGGTGGGCCACGAGGAGATCACCTCGATAGACGAGATGACCGAACTCGGCTTCGAGCGCTCCACCCTGCGCAACACCGAGGAGTCGATCTACAGCCCCGGCCTGAACGACGGGTCCTACGCGATGGACAGCAGCCAGGGCAACGGCTACGGCAACCAGGACGAAGATCTGTACTAGACGCACGACGTGTGCTATGCTCGGAGAGCAATCCGACCGAGGAGCACAGCATGACGTGGGATGGAAACGACTACGGGTGGGGTCTGCCCCGCCAGCGCAAGCCGACCGACGACGAGTTGGCTGAGCGCGACCGACGGCTCGATCTCGCGATGGACACCGAGGATGAGCGCGATGAGTAACCACATCACCGCGTTCGCCTTGATCGGCTACGACGGCGATCAGTACATCCGCATCGTCGGAGGCCGAGCCCTGTACGAAACCGTCGCCGTGCGCGACGGCTACTGGGACGGCCCCGTGATGCTCCAGCGCCTCGACGTGAAGCCGGAAGGGCTGCACATCGTCTGCCGCTGGGTCGATCCGCTGACAGCGGTCGAACTCGTGGACAAGACGCACGACGTGTGCTAAGCTCGTAGAGTAATCCGACCGAGGAGCAGAACCATGAGCCAGACCGACCGCAGCAGCTTCTACAGCGTGCTCGACCAGTTCGGTGCCGAGAACACCGACGGCATCTTCGAGAACGTCATCGTTGGTGAGGTGCCCCACCGTCGCGCTGCGCTAGCGCTCGCACGGAAGTACGCGACAGCGCACCCGGAGGCCACCGTCATCATCGTCCGCGAACGCAGCGTCGAGTTCGAGGATCTCACGCACTTCGTCTACACCGACGACTTCGGCTGCGTCATAACCGAAGCGAACCGCTAGGACGCGGAGCGCCGTCCGGCGCTCCTAAGAACTTCGGCTAACCAGCCGCCGAACACACCAACCAGAAAGGGACTCCCATGAGGAAGTTCATTGTCGCTGCCACGGCAGCGCTCACCATCGTCGTACCCGCAATCGCCATACCCGCAATCGCATCAGCGAGCACTGGCACGGTTGCCAGGAGCCTGCAAGTGCGCTGGGGCAACGAGATCCGGCAGAACGCCCGGCTCCGTGGCATGCGGGTGACCCAAGCCACAGTGCGCGGCTGCGCGTCCGGTGGCGGTGGCTACTACACCTGCTACGGCACGTACACAGTCACCAGGGGTGGCATGTACGCGAAGTACGGAACGAACATCACCGTAGCCAACGGCGTGTGGCGAAGCACGAACGGACAACTGCTCAACCAGTGGTAGGCCGTCCGAGAGTGCCTGCCTACGGGCGGGCGCTGTCGAACGGGCACCAAGCTCGTTACCCAAAACCCAAACGAAAGGGACGCACCATGCGTAAGTTCATCATCGCTGCGACCGCGCTCGCCGCGCTCGCAGTGCCCGCCGCCTCGATGGCGGACGCCCCGAACGGCACGTTCGTGAACAACACAACCGAGCAGGCCACCACGAACCCCAACGCCAGCCAACTCGGCCAGCAGTCATCGCAGATCAAGCAGAACGGCCAGTTCGAGGTCGCGTGGTTCGGTACGAACCGTGGCGCGGTCGTGCAGAGCATTCTGCACCCGTAGATCGAACGCCACATGAGCAGACCGAGGCTCGCCTTGTGCGGGCCTTAGTCGTTCTCTAGCGCACAACCTGTGCTACCCTTGCGCAAACCCCTGACCGAGGAAGGAAGCAACCTGATGGCCCGAGTTACCTACGTCAAGAGCGCCAAGGGGCGCAAGGACGGACGCAACCGCCGCTGCGTCAAATGCGGCACCGAGATCAAGCCAGGAGACAGCTACAAGTGGCTCGCGAACCGGATCGGTCGGTCGAGCCAGCGCAAGGACTTCTGCGCCAACTGCCAGGTCCGGGCGTCGGACAAGACCACCAGCCCGCATCTCCAGGCGCTGTACGGCGCACAGGAAGCAGCCGAGGACGCGCTCGCGCACGGCGGCGACGACCTGACCCTGAGCGACCTGGCCGAGATCGCCCGTGGCTACGGCGAGGCTGTCCGCGAGGTTGGCGAGGGCTACGCCGAGTCGGCCGACAACATCGAGGAAGGATTCGGGCACGAGACTTACCAGTCCGAGGAGATCCGCGAGAAGGCCGAGGAGTGCGAGTCCGCCGCCGACACCATCGACTCTGCCGCCGACGACATCGAGGGCCTGGACGACCCCGACGCTGACGAGTCCGAGTTCGCTGACGAGTACGAGGGGTCAACGTTCCCCAACGGCAAGCCGACCGACGACGACGACTGGGCTGACTTCATCGAGGAGAAGCGGCGAGATCGCCGCGACGCCGCGATACAGGCAGTCGAAGACGCGCTGGCGGAGGGACCGGGGCTCTGATGGACGCTGACGAGTTCGAGCGCCTCGGCCCAGCCGACCGGCTGTACCCGCCGGACATGCCCGGCCTGCGCGAGCGGCTGGAAACGAAGCTGCTCGCGCTCGACCACCCGGAGGATCTGAGTCCGCGCGACCTCGCACGGCTCTACACCGAGCAGGTGCTGGACGACAGGATCACCCAAGAGGAGCGCGAGGACGGCCACACTACACGCTGGGGCATCGGCCGCGAGAACGTCGTGTTCCTTGATGAGCACGGCGACGTGTTCGCGATCAAGTCCCTGGACGAGGTCACCTACGCCGCGTTCCCGCACGCCTACCCGGACGGTCCACCCAAGCCAGTCGATTCCACCGGCATCGTCCCGTTCGACTCGCTGGACTCAACCGTTCGCGACTACATCGAGAGCCGCTTCAACACCGTTACCGGGGAGCGGGTCACCACACCCGAAGACGCCAGGAACTGCATCGAGGACCTGTTCGACGTGTTGGTCGGCGACGGCACCCAGAAGGACGGCCTGAGCTACGAGCGTGGGCCGAACGGCCAGATCATCGTCACCAAGGACGGCGAGATGGTCAGGGTGGTGACCGTTGACGGAGTCGCCAGGCGGATGTTCCCGCGTGCGTATGGCGAGGACTACAACGTCACGCCGGACGAGGCCGAGCGTTGGGAGGAACTCCTGGCGCAGATACGGCCGGGTGCGCTGCCGGAAGGCGACTGGTCGCAGATCGCCGACTGCGAAACAGCCATGACTCTGATGGAGGGGATCGTGGACGACCTCGTCCAATACGGCCCGAAGCCGATAGTGGGGGAGGAGGATCGCTTCGACCCTGACATCAGGATGGAGCGTGCGTCACGCGGCCGGGTCATCTCACGCGACTCCAAGACCGGCGAGATCGTCCACGAGAGCACCATCGAGGCGCTCGCCCGCAAGCAGTTCCCCAAAGCGTTCGAGGTGCACCCGTACGGCCGCTGGGAAGACGCGATGATCGAACAGGCACGGCTGTACGAGTTCAGCCAATCGGACCTCGGACACCGCTACCTCGATGAGTTCGAGCACGGCATGAACCTCGGCCACGTACCTGGCGCACGGCTTCCCGAGGGGTTCCTGCAAAAGCTGCAAGCGCACATGCTGAACGCCGCCGAGCCCGTCTGGATTGCGCCCGAGGTGATCGACATGATCCACCACGCCCGCGACCACGAGAGCTTCCGGCCCGAGGCGGTGCTCGGCTCCGACGCCTTCGTGCCCACCGGCTTCTGCTTGCTCAGCCGCCCGTTGCGAATGCACGACGAGCCCGACTCCGAGCAGCTATTCCGTGCGGTTGGCTGGTACTCGGTGATGGGCGACGACGACCACATCGGCTGCTTCTGGATCAGCCTGTACGCGCACGTAGACGACGGCATGAACGCCCACGGCATCCAGGTCGAAACGCCCGAGTGGCGGCGGGCGAACTGCCCGCTGATGCTCTCCCACTACTTCCAGTGGACGTGGGGCGCGAAACCGTGGGAGGAGGGCGTGAGCGTCCTGCCCGCGCCCGGCGAGGCCGACGACACCGAGAGCCGACGCCGGGCCGCTGAGCAGTCAGCCACGATGCAGGTGCTGTGGCGTCTCAGCCAGCAGTTCGTGCCCGTCGCCCACCGCGCGCCGAGAGGGCTGCGCCGCGACACCAAGCGCAGGCTGAAGCGCGACCTCCAAACCGTCAACGTGATCAAGCTCCGCCGCGAACGCAGCGTCGGCGAGCACGAGGAAACCGACCGGCACTACCACGTCAGCTTCCTGGTGCAGGGCTACTGGGCACCACGCTGGATGAAACAAGACCCCAAGCAGCCGCCCGGCGGACCGATGATCAGGAGGATCGTCTGGGTCAGGGCGCACACAAAGGGTCAAGGCCCGTTCAAGAGAACCAAGAGGGCCTGGGAGTTCGTCAGATGACCGACCTCAAGACTGTTGCCGAGGAGGTGCTGGCTCCGCTGGACGACTGGGACTTACGCTGCCACGCCGCGAGCGTCGCGCTGATGCGCTCCGGGCGCTTCGGCACCTGCCGCGTAGCACGCGGGTGGTGTGAGGGCGTACCCGGCCAGCACTCGTGGCTGGTGCTCGGCGACGACTGCTATGCCAACAAGGCAGTGGTCGTTGACCCGACACTGTGGAGCTACGACCAGACCGTCGAGGGCGTGTGGGTCGGCAAAGCCAACGTCCGGCATCGCCCGCACGGCGCAGGCTCGATCTGGGCGTGGGGTCGTCCGAACGACCCGACCGGCCCGGTGGTCAAGCTGACACCACGCGAACCGTTCTCGCCGCCGGCGCTCGCGTTCCTGGAGATGCTCGGACCGTTGGACGAGGCGGGGTGGATCGCGCTCGCGCACGCGCCCGTGGAGGGCTGGCCTGCGGGGGAGATCATCGACGCGCTCTGTGAGACGCCGCACCCGACGATCCCTGACCAGACGTTCGAGGCGTACGTGCCCATCGACATCGTGGGGATGGTCACGGCGAGGAACCCGAAGGGCCTCTACCTCGCGCAGAGCTAGGCGCACGTTGTGCGCTACCCTGTAGGTGCGGCGCACCGCCGCGCTACCCGACCGAGGAGCACAGCATGAAGATCACCTACGAGACAAAGCGCTTCAGCGAAGCCACGCTCGAAGCCATCGACCAGGCCAACGAGATCCTGGAGGAGTACGAGCAGCAGGGCTACGACCTGACCCTCCGACAACTGTTCTACCAACACGTCGCCAGGGGCCTGATCCCCAACACCGAGCGCAGCTACAAGCGGCTCGGCTCGATCATCAACGACGCCCGGCTCGCCGGGCTGATCGACTGGGACCACATCGTGGACCGCACCCGCAACGTCCGCATGCTCACCCACTGGGCAGACCCGGCCGACATCATCGACGCGACGGCCCGCTCCTACAAGGTGGATATGTGGGAGAAGCAGAACAGCTACGTCGAAGTGTGGATCGAGAAAGACGCGCTCGTTGGTGTGATCGCAGGCGTCTGCGACCAACTCGACGTGCCGTACTTCTCCTGCCGGGGCTACACCAGCCAAAGCGAGATGTGGGGCGCGGCGCAACGGGTCGGCCAGCACGTCCAGGCGGGCAAGACCGTCACGATCCTGCACCTCGGCGACCACGACCCGTCCGGGATCGACATGACCCGCGACATCACCGACCGGATGCGGCTGTTCATCGCCACCGACTACGCACGCCAGCGAATGCGTCAGACCACGAACTGGAACGAGTTGAGCGACGCCAACCAGGACGCGACGTTCCGGCAGTGGGTCAACGAGGCGCTCGACCGCTTCGAGGTCCGACGGATCGCGCTGAACATGGACCAAATCGACCAGTACGACCCGCCGCCGAACCCGGCCAAGATCACCGACTCGCGAGCAGCCGGTTACATCGCCGAGTACGGCGACGAAAGCTGGGAGCTTGACGCGCTGCCGCCAGACGTGCTCTCTGGGCTCGTGCGCGAGCACGTAGAGGGCCTGATCGAAGACCAGGCATGGGACGACGCCCAGGAGCGCGAGCAGGACGGACAGCGGCTCCTACGCCAAGCCAGCGCACGGTGGGAGGAGATCGTGGACAGCCTGAACGGAGACAGCGATGAGTAAGGTTCGTGTCACATTCGACTACTACCCCGACGAGCCGGACGATCAGGACGCCACCGGCATGTCGGACCACGAGTACGAAGCGCTGACGCAGGGGCTCGTGGACCTCGGAGCCGACAACATCACCACCGAGGTGATCGAGGAGAAGGGCTGATGGGGCTCGACGTAACAGCGCTGCGCAAGGTCAAGTTCATCTCCGCCGACGGCGAGTACGACGACATGACCGATCAGGGCTACGAGTGGATCGGCCGCACCAACCGCGACTGGCTCGACCGCGCGGACGGACGCACGAACGGGTACTACTCCTACGAGGAACGACTCGACTTCCCGGCGGGCTCGTACAGCAGCTACAACGCCTTCCGCGACTGGCTTAGCCAGACGATGCTCGGCGTCCCGGCCGCGACGGTCTGGGACAACACCGACGCCTACGAGCACGCGCCGTTCTTCGAGTTGATTCACTTCGCTGACAACGAGGGAGTCATCGGACCCGGCCCGGCCAAGCGGCTCGCTGCCGCGTTCATCGACTTCGATGAGAAGGCGCAGGCCGAGGGCGGCGACTTCTTCTACGAGAGCTACGCCAACTGGACGCAGGCGTTCAAGTTAGCCGCCGACGACGGGCTCGTGGAGTTCCACTGATGGTTATCCCCGACAGCGGCGAGCCGCTGCCCACCGCACCCGTGCGCAGCGAGAAGGAACCACGCGAACCCACCCAGCCCGCACGCATCCGTCAGGTGCCGTGCCGCCAGCCATGCCCAACCTGCCCGTGGCGCGTGGACCAGCACGCCGACGAGATCCCCAACTTCAAGCTGGACCTCGCCGAACGGCTTGTGAGCACCACCGACGACCAGTTCGGGGCTCCGGTCTTTGCCTGCCACCAGTCGCAGGATCAGAAGGAGGTCGTGTGCGTCGGCTGGCTGTGGCGCTACGGCTGGGACAGCATCGCGATCCGCCTGAAGCTGATGCGCGAGGAGATGCGACCCGAGGAACTGGAGATGCCACCCGACTGGGACGACCGGCTGCATCGAACATTCGATGAGGTCATCACCAAGCTGAGGCGCGACACTGTGGAGGATGGAGCCGGGGCGCAATGAGGAATCGCTCGATGACGTGGTCGCACGGGTCAAGTTCTACTCCGACGGCCCGCCCGGCTCCGACGCCTACTGCGACTCCGGCGAGGCGCTGAGGGATGCGCTGACCCTCGCCCACGAGGTCTTCCGGCTCACCGTCGAGCGTGAGCACTACCGCGTCGCCCTGGAGCGCATCGAGGTCGAGGACCACGAAGGCGGGCCAGGCTGGTTCGCTGAGATCGCCGCCGACGCACTCCGCCGCTACCGCATGTAATGTGCTAGTCTGTGCTTGCACAGTGAGAACGGGGCAACCCGTAGCCGACTATCTGATCCAACATGGACCAGGCTCGCGATGTAGGCGATGCCGCCCTGCGGACCCGGTAGGCAAGCGGGCAATGCGTCACACTCGCAGGGCGGGCATCACGACCCGCACCGGCTCACCCGGCAAACACGACACCGTTCGGCCAGGGTGAGAGACTTCCAGCGAACGCGGCTTCTCCGGGGGCCGCGTTCGTCTTTGAGGGGAACGCCCCGAGCGGCGGTAAGGTGGGGCTCGTGTACGAGCGCATCGTCGTTCCCCGTCCGAGCGACCCCCCGTGCCCCGCAAGCTCTCTCGTGGCTGAGGCAGCAGGTGGCACGGGGTGCGCTTGCAGGATTACCGGCGACGTGATCGACACTCGCCACAACCCCTCAACACTCGTCGCGTACTGCTTCAACGCGGAGGGCTATCAGACGTGCCCGACGTGGCGCAAGGACCGCGAAGCGCTGCTTGCCAGCAAGACCATCCGCCCCTTACTGAATCGGCGGGGTGACCTGACGGCCGGGCACCCCGAAGACCGCGAACGCGAGACTGGGCTCGCGGTCGCTCTCGACGCCCAGGAGCGTGATCAGTGGGAGTCGGACCGAGAACACGACCGCTAGCCGAGCGGCTGTACCTGACCAATGAGCACGAACTCGTCTATGTGCTTGACCTCGCCGAAGGCGGACAGGCCGTCATCGAGGACGCTCGCAACGGCGAGATCGAATGCGTACCCCAAGCGCACCTCGAAGGGTGGAGGGTGGTGAACCCGTGCCGCGCGGCGAAAGCAACGGGCTGATCGGCAGGCTCCAAGAAGCCGTCGAGCAGCGCACCGGCAAGACGGTCGTTGACCAAGACCGACTGCAACTCCTGGAGGCCAGCGATGTCGAGCGCCGGGCGATGCAGAAGGAACTCGACATGCTGGGCTACTACGTCCTTGACCAGATCGGCGGGCAGCCGCAGGAGGTCAAGGCCACCGAGCGCCGGAAGATGGCCGCGCAGGCGCGGATGGTCTGGATCCAAGACCCGGTCGCCGGGGCGAACGTGGACCTGTCGTGCCAGTTCGTGTTCGGCCGTGGCGTCCCGAAGCCCAAGTGCGTGGACGACAAGGTGCAGGAGGTCATAGACGAAGCGTGGTCAGACCCCGACAACCAGGCGTGCCTGACGACGTTCCCGGCCCAGGTCGCGCTCTGCACCGACCTCGTGCTCCAGTCCAACCTGTTCATCCTGTTCTTCGAGGGCGACGACGGGAAGATCAAGCTCGGCATCCTCAACCACGACCTCGTGGAAGACGCCGTCCGCGACAGCCAGAACCGCCTCCGTGTCCTGTACTACGTCGCCCGCCGGCGCGAGTACGAGTGGGACTACCAAATGGACCGGGTGAGCCTCAAGGCGACCCAGACGATGCAGCAGTCCGGCAGGCCCGTCGTCCAGTATTACCAGTCGCTCGCCGCGACCGACGCGCAGTCCGGCAAGCTCGACACCGACGACCCGACCTGCCCGCCGGACAAGCTCGGCGAGGGGCTCGTCTACCACATCGCCATCAACCGGGGTTCCGAGCAGGTGTTCGGCATCCCTGCGATGCGCCGGATCGTGAAGTGGATGGCTGCGCTGAACGACTTCATGGCCGCACGGGTGGACATGACTCAGGCCGCTGCTGCGTTCATCATGCGCCGGACCGTCAAGGGCTCGCCGGACCAGGTCGCGAAGATCGCCGCGCAGGCGCTGTCGCGGTCCTCCACGCTCGCGGCTACGTCGATGGACGACCCGAACGCTGGGACCATCGCTCCCGGCCCGCGACCGGCGTCGATGCTGAACGAATCAGCAGGCGTCACAACCGAACCGTTCTCCGTCTCCACCCAGGCCGCGCAGGCGCAGCAGGACGCGCAGATGATCCGCTCCCAGATCGCGTCGGCGACATGGCCGCAGCACTACCTCGGCGATCAGTCCAACGCGAACCTCGCGACCGCGTCCGCCCTGGAGCTTCCGGTCGTCAAGAAGGTCGAGGCGATGCAGGAACTGTTCGAGGGTCTGTTCCGCACGTTCTGTGACCGGGTGATCCAGAAGGCCGTGGACAGCGGCAAGCTCCCAACCGAACTGACCGCCGAGGAGCGCATGAAGCTCCGGTCCAAGAAGTCAGACGAGCAGGTACCCGGCGGAGATGCCCTCACGCCGCCATCCCCGGCGCAGCAGGAGCCTCCGCTGGCGATGACGGACCCAACGTCCGGAACGACCTCCGAGGAGCTTACGGAGGCTTACAGCGGCCAGACGCAGGACGAGAAACAAACGGAGCGGGACCTGGGCTACGAGTTCG